CAACCCGCCCCAGGCCTCGGACCACCAGTCCTTCAGCGCCGCGGCCCTGCGCGGCGTCGCCGCCGGCCTCGGCGTGACCTACGAATCGCTGTGCGGCGATTATTCGCAGGTCAACTTCAGCTCGGCGCGCATGGGCCGCCTCGACCACCAGGGCGACGTTCACGACTGGCGCTGGGACATGCTGATCCCGAGGTTCTGCGCGCCGGTCTGGTCGTGGATGATCGAGACGATCATCCTCGCCGGCGAGGACGTGGAGAACGCGCCGGCCGAATGGACGCCGCCACCGGCCGGGATGCTCGACCCGCAGACCGAGGGCTCCTCGCTCTCGCAGATGGTCCGCATCGGCGCCATGACCCTCGACGACATGGTGCGTGAGCAGGGCTTTGATCCCGATGAGCACTGGCGTGAGTACGCGGCCAGTCTCGCCCGGCTCGACCGCCTCGGCATCGTGCTCGACAGCGACCCGCGGAAGACCTCGGCCGCGGGGCAGGCGCAGTCCGCCACCCCGGCGGCGCCCAGCAAGCCCATGAACGGCGCGAGCAAGCCCAACGGGGCCGCGCCACCGGGGGCCTCATGAAGTTCGAAGAGCGATACCTCGAGCTCCCGCCTCTCACGCGAGAGGCGGCGGTGCAGCCTGGCAGCCTGGACTTGGCGCTGCGCACCGTCGACGTGACCTGGACGACCGGCGCGGCAGTGCTGCGCGGCTTCTTCGATCGCTACTGGGAGGAGCTCAGCCTCGACCCGGCGCACGTCCGCATGGGGCGCCTGAACAACGGTGCCCCGCTGCTGAACGCGCACGACGGCTCGGACGCCAGCGGCGTCATCGGCGTGGTCGAGGCCGCGAGCCTGCAGAAGAAGCAAGGCCGCGCAACGGTCCGCTTCGCGAAGGACGACCCGCAGGCGGAGTCGATCTGGCGCAAGGTCCAGGACGGGATCCTCCGCAGCATCAGCGTCGGGTATCGCGTCTACAAGATGGAGAAGGTGCGAGACGGGGAAGACCAGATCCCCGTCTTTCGCGCGACCGACTGGGAGCCCTACGAGCTCTCGGTGGTCCCGATGGGCGCCGACGCCGGCGCCGGGTTCCGAGCCGAGTCCCAGGCCCAGGCCAATCAGTGCGTCCTGGTGACGCGCGAGGAGCGGAATATGGACGAGAACGAGAACGAGACCACCACGAAGAAGACGGCCGAGAAGGAATCCCCCGCCGTCGCCGCTACCCGCGCGGCCAGCGCCTCGCGCATCGAGGATCAGAAGCTCCGCCTCGAAGAGCAGCAAAGGGCCGCCGAGGCAGCCACGGAGCTCGAGCGCAAGCGCGCGTCCGCCATTCGCAGGATCGGGCGGCAGTGCCGGGCCGGCGAGGAGTGGTCGACGAGGCTCATCGAAGAGGGCACCTCCGAGGAGGAGGCGCGCAAGCTGGCGTTCCAGCTCCTCGCCGATGATCCCGGCAACCGAGGCGGCGAGGTCGAGACCTACACGCGCATCGAGGCAGGCGAGGCCGAGCGCACGAAGTTCCTGCGGGGCGCGACCGCGTGGCTGCTGCAGCGGACGGGCACGAGGGAGCTCGTGCAGGCGGCGCAGAAGAAGAACCCCGAGCGCTTCAGCGGCGTGTCCTTCGATCCCGGGGAGTTCCGGGGCGCGAGCCTCTGCGACCTAGCCCGCCTCTGTCTCGAGCGTGCCCGGGTCAACACTCGCGGCATGGATCGCGAGCGCCTCGTCCAGATGGCGCTGGAGATGCGCGGCGCCAACTATCAGACGGTCGGCGACTTCCCGGTGCTGCTCGAGAACATCCTCAACAAGGTTCTCCTGGGCGCCTACGAGACGCAGGACAACACGTGGCAACGCTTCTGCATGGCGATCGACGTCAACGACTTCCGCGGCGGCAAGCGGTATCGGACGGGCTCGATCGGGTCCCTCGAGGTCGTGCCCGAGCATGGCGAGTATCAGAACAAGACGATCCCGGATGGCGCGCAGTACCCGGTCGCGACCCAGACCTACGGCGGCATCATCGGATTGTCGCGACAGGCCATCGTCAATGACGACATGGGGGCGCTGACCCAGCTGGCCGTCGAATTCGGCAAGGCGGCCATGCTCAGCATCGAGGAGGCCGTCTTCGCGCTGCTCGCCCTGAACAGCGGCCTCGGGCCGACCCAGGACGACTCGCAGCCCTTCTTCCACGCGAACCGCGCGAACGTGAATGCGACGGGCTCGGCCATTTCTGAGACCGCGCTCGATGCCGACCGCGTGGTGATGAGCCGGCAGCTCGACCCCGCGGCCCAGCGGTACCTCAACCTCCGCCCGGCCGTGCTACTCGTGCCGGACTCGCTCCTCTCCCTCGCGCGCCAGATCATCTTCTCCCCGTACTCGACGGCGAGCGGCGCGACCTTCCAGCAGCTCAACATCGCGTCGGGTCTCTACGAGGACGTCGTGGGCTCGCCGTACCTGAGCGGCACCCGGCGCTACAGCTTCGCCACCGCCCGCGACGCGATCGTCGTGGCCTTCCTGAACGGCCAGAACCGCGCGCCGGTGGTCGAGAGCCAGATGGGATGGCGCATCGCCGGCATCGAGTGGAAGGTCACCCTGGACGCCAAGGCCCAGATGGGCGACCCGAAGGCCGCCGTCACGAACGCGGGGACCTGAGCCATGGGAAAGAGCTACCTCGAGCCCGGCGACATCCTCGAATTCACGGCCCCGGCAGGGGACGTCGCCGCTGGCGTTCCGGTCCTGATCGGGGCCCTGGTCGTGATCCCGCTCGACGCCGCCGCCGAGGACGAGGTGTTCCGCGGCGCCGTCACGGGCGTGCACTCGGTCCCCAAGACGGACGAGGAGGCATGGGCCGAGGGCGAGCTCGTCTACCTCGACGCGACCAACGCCGAGTTCACCACGGTCTCGACCGGGAACTACCCGGCGGGCGTCGCGGTCGAGGCGGTCACCGACGATCCGGGCAACACGACCGGGAAGGTCCGGCTCAACGGCGCAGGCGTCGAAGCCGCGTCGTAAGGAGACGAAGATGGGAAAGAGCTACCTCGAGCCCGGCGATGTTCTGACCTTCACGGCGCCCAGCGGTGGGGTGACGAAGGGCGTCCCCGTGCTCATCGGCAACCTCATCGTGATCCCGCTCGACACGGTGGCGCAGACCCTCCCCTTCCGCGGCTCCACCGAAGGCGTGCACTCGGTGCCCAAGGCTGGCACGCAAGCGTGGACGGTCGGCGCGATCGTCTACCTCGACAACTCGGGCCACGTCTTCACGACCACGTCGGCGGCGCACTACCGCGCGGGCGTGGCCGTCGAGGCGGTGGGCGCCGGCGCCGGCGAGACCACCGGCAAGGTGCGGCTCAACGGCGTCGGCGTGACCGTCGTCGGCGGGGCCGCGCCATAGGAGGCAAGCGATGCAGAACTACGTCCAGCCAGGCCATGTCGTCGAGTTCACCGCGCCAAGCGGCGGCGTGACGGCGGGGCTCGGCTATCAGATCGGCTCCATCTTCTGCGTCGCCATCTCGGACGCCGCGCAGGACGATCCGTTCCAGGCGCACACGGTCGGCGTCTTCGATCTCGTCAAGGCGACGGGCGCGTGGACCGAGGGCCAGCTCCTCTACTGGGACGACAGCGCCAAGAAGGTCACCGGCACCGCGGCGAGCAACGCCCTCGTGGGCGTGGCGGCGCGCGACCAGGACAGCGGCGACACGACCGGCCGCGTCCGCCTGAACGGCACCGCGTCGGACTCCGGCGCCGTCGGGAACGTCGGCACCGCCGACATCGCCGATGGCGCCGTGACCGCCGCCAAGGCCGCCGTGTTCTTCAGCGACGAGATCACGGCGACTGGCTCATCGCAGAACGTGGCGCATGGCCTGGGCGTCGTCCCCGCCGGCATCATGCCGTGCATCACCGAGCACCCGGGCACGCCGGACACCGGCGCGTTCGACTACGCCCCGGGCACGCACACGACGACCAACATCGTGTTCACGGCGACGGTGAACACCAAGTGGCGGTTCTTCGCCTGGGCATGACATGGCCTTCGCCGACCTCGTCGCCAGCGCCGACCGCGCCGCCCTCGCCAGCCTGGGCGGGGAGCCGGTCGTCTACGCGCCCGCGGTCGGCTCGCCGGTGACCATCACCGGCATCTTCGAGAGCAACTTCCCCCTCACGACCCCGTACGGCTTCGCCGGCAACGAGCGCCAGGGGCCGACCCTGTTCTTGCTGCTCGCCGACCTGCCGAGCAACCCCGACACCGACGACGCGACCCTGACGGTCCGCGGCCTCCACTACAAGATCCGCGAGCGCGAGCGGGACGGCCTCGGCGGCATCCACTGCAACCTCTACGAGGTCGCGTGATGCGCCGGCTCCGGTCCCGCGGCGACCCGAGGGCGGGCTAACCCCGTGCTCGACCTCGACCTCGCCCGCGCAGCGAATACGAAAGCAGCGACGGGCGGGGTGTATGCGGAGCGGTTCTGGTCGCACGTCGCAAAGTCCGAGGGCGACGGCTGTTGGACATGGACCGCCTCGCGCGATCGCCTCGGCTACGGCCGGATGAAGGTCGGATCGCACACCGACGGCTCGCGGAAGACGGTGAGCGCCCATCGGCTCGCATGGGAGCTCGCCGAAGGCCCAATTCCCGAAGGGCTCTGCGTCCTTCATCGCTGCGACAATCGACCGTGCGTGCGTCCCGAGCACCTCTTCCTCGGGACGGTGGCAGACAACAACCACGACATGATCGCCAAGGGGCGCCAGGCCCGGGGCGATCGGAGCGGGGCTCGCACGAAGCCCGAACGCCTGGCGAGGGGTGAGCGCAACTCGAAGTCCAAGATGACGGAGCCCGACGTCCGGCTGGCCCGAGCGCTCTATCGCAGTGGGCTGAGCTCGATGAAGGATTTGGCGCGGCTCTACGGCATCTGGCCGAACGCCATGTGGCGCATCCTCCGCGGCGAGTCATGGGCGCATGTCACCAATGAGGCCTATCCATGATCGACGTGGACCTGTCGCGCGCGGCGAATGCGGCCCCGTCCAAGGGTCGCGTTCGGCAAGAATGGACCGGCGGCAAGATCCAGATCGACGAGACCAAGTTTCTCGACCTCGTCGTGCGCGCCGCGGCGATCACGATGAGCGCGAACCTCTCGCGCGGCCTCCGCCCGGACGGCTCGGCTGCGATGCCGGGCCGGAAGAAGGATGGGAGGCCGCGCGGCATGGGCAGCGCCATCGCGGGCCACCTGACGGCGATCTCCACCGGCGCCCTCGAGTGGGTCATCGCGGCGCACCACGAGATCCCCGGCCACCTCAAGCGGATCATGCAGGACGTCCCCTTGCTTGCGCCGCCGATGGCCACGATCCGTGCCGGGGTCCACGCGGCCTTCCTCGCCGCGGTCCGGCTCGCCGGCAAGGTCCAGGGCGTGCAGGACGCGGCGGCGTTCGGCGACGTCGGCAGCGCGATCGACCGCTCGTCGAACACCCGCGCCCTGCGTCGCGTGCGCCGACAGTTCGCGACGAGCCTGAAGACGCTCGGCGTCACGAGCCGGTCGCGGATGGCCAGCCGCCTCCGCAAGTTGGGGCGCCACGCGGTGAGAGGCCGATGACGACGACCACCATCACCACGATCTTCGCGAAGGTCGCAACCGTCGTCGCGGCCCTTACCCCTGCGGCCATCTCGAGCCGTCCCTTCCAGCGCGCGACGTTCGCCACGCGCCCGCTGCGAAGGTGGATCCCTTCGACTGGGCCCGACGGCATGCTGCGGATGTTCGAGGTGCGCGGCGACGGCGACGAGGTGCCGATCGGAATCCAGGACCCAGGCGCCAACCTCGTCTCGGCCGCCATCTCAGTCACCGTCGCCTATCCGGCGCAGCCCAAGCTCTACAGCTACGCCGAGCTCTACGAGATCGAGGGCCTCATCGCGGGCGACGCGAGGCAGATCCGCGACGCGATCATCGCCCCAACCGGGCTCGCCGACGGCGGCCATCAGGCCTCGCTTTACGGCGCGATGAGCCTGGACCGCAGCGACGATCGCATCTGGTACCAGACCCTCGACTTCGACGCCGTTTACTACACCGCCCAGAGGCTGTGAGGACGACATGACGACAGGCATGTTTTCGGAGCAGGAAGTCCACTTCGCCGACGAGATCGCGTTCTGCGAGCAGCTGCAGACGTTCACGACGAGGATCCCGGCGATCGCCTTCCGTGCGCCGAACCCGCAGAGCGGGCGGGCCACGGACATGTCCCTTCAGAGCCGTCTTGCCGAGAGCCGGCCCGGCTACCAGATGCCGCGGTCTGGCGGCAGCTTCGAGATCGACGTCTACTTCTGCGGCGCGAACGCCGACACAGCCAGCGGCGCGCTCTCGGCCACCTGGCTCCAGAAGCTCCTCGCCGATGGGCTCGGCGGCGGCGACCTGACGCAGGTCGGCGGCGTCGCCGGCGCGAGCGCGACCACGACCACGATGCCGAACGCCACCGGGACCGGCCTCCGCGGCGGCATCAGGCGCGTGGGCGTCGCCGGCGACGGCCGCGGCAACGGGCAGGCGTACGTCTCGACGAACCCGACAACGACCCTGCTGACGGCCTTCGACATCGCCCCCACCGCAGGGGACGTGCTGCGCGCCTGCCAGATGGTCTACCCCAAGGAGACGCTCGGCGCGACCAAGCGCTTCCTCGTCGGCTGGAACCAGACGGACATGCAGTACGTCTTCCACGGCTGCCAGCTTGCGGGGCTAACCGTGCGCGTCGTCCTCGGCGACCTGTGCCTGCTGACGCTGACCTACAACTACGCCTACTGGCGAGAGATCACCGGCTTCACCATCCCGTCGGCGGTCACCGAGGAGAACTGCAACGCCGCGATCAGCTCCGGCGGCAGCTACTTCCGCCAAACGCTCGCCACGGCCACGCGCGCCGTCGTGGCCAACACGGACATGCAGCTTACGCTGAACCTCGCGCTGTCGCCGCTCCGCGGCCAGGGCGGCCTCGCGCTGCAGCCCATCACCGGCTGGGTGCGCGATGCTCAGAAGCCCTTCGGCACCCTGCGCCTGGTGCTGCCGTACGACGTCGCCGAGGGCGTCGCCTACGACGCCGACGGCTCGGACACCACCGAGAAGCACTTCCTTGCGACGCTCTCCTCCGGCGGCGGGACCGCGGCGAGCGAGGGGCGGCACGTGAGCTTCTACGCGCCGCGCATGTACCCGATGGGCAGCCGACCGGCGTTCACCGACTTCAACGGGCTCCGCTACACCGAGGTGACCTACGGCCTGCGCGAGGGCACCGACACGACCAACGACCTGACCAGGAGCGCGATCCGCTTCGGGATCAGCTGAGGACGCCATGCGACTTCTTCGACGCAAGACCACGCCCCAGGAGCACATCTACTCGCGCGACCCGGCGTTGGACGCCAGCGACCCCGAGCGCCTTTCCCGGGCGCTGAAGACCTTCCGCGACACGGGCGACCGCAGCGAGCTGCCGCTGAAGAACGGCGAGCAGCCGGCGATCTTCCGCTACGTTTCCCTGTCGCAGGCCGGCTTCTACGCGCTGGGCCGCGCGTCCAGGGGCGAGATGCTGAGCACGGCCGTCCGCCACGCCCTCGTGGGCATAGACGGCGTCACCGGAGAGGACGGTCGCCCGCTCAAGCTCGAGTTCACCGACGGGCCAGAGAAGATGCTGACCGATGCGTCCATGGCGCTGATCTGGGACTACTACCGCGCCGGGCTCCTGACCGAGCTCGGCGAGCGCGTAATCGCCGAGTGCAACATGGACCCTACGTTGGGGCAGGGCTGAGCGCCTTGCCCTGGACGCTCAAAGATCCCGAGCGGGGCTCGCAGGGCGCGTTCCACTGCGAGACCTGCCAGGCGACCGTGCCCGAGGAAACGCGCGCGGACATGCACTGTGGGTTCATCGACGAGCGCCGATGGCCGATGCCGGGCTCCGTGCCGAAGCACTTCGGCGGTGAGGCCTACACGGTCGACGTCTGCCCCGGCTGGCTCGTGCGCCAGCCCGCCGTCGTCGAGGGAGTCGAGGCGTACGCTGCCATGGAGGCTGGCGTGCTCGGCCGCTACGACCCGATCGGCGTGCGCGCGGTCGACCAGGCCGCGCTCGCGGCGAAGTCCGCCTTCGCGCGGTTCGAGGCCCACAAGCAGCGGCAGATGCAGGACCGCATG